ATCCATAACACTAGGAACTAAATCTACTGGAACTAATGCTCTATTTTCTTCATATGCACCCACTGTGCATCTTTTTATACCAAGAATTTTACCATACTGCTCTTGAGTATAGCCAAGTTCTTTTCTTATTTCTTTAAATCTTTCATTAATTAAACTCATGGTTCTCTCAAATGTTTAAATTGTTTCCATTCTTCTTCTGGTAAGTATTCTATTAAATTTACTACAGGACAGAACGTAAGTAGTTCTTCTATAGCTTCTACTTCACCACAGTGAATATCTAATTCTATTTGTTTATATACTGTTTCTATAAGGTCCTGTTTACTTTTTGGACTTTTCATCTTTTGTCTTTTTTGTTTTTATTGGTAGTTTTTCATTAAAGGTGTATCCTAGATTAACAAAATGTCTTCTGAGTTTGATAGTTAAATACCTATTGTTTGATAACACATTAGTTAAAGGAACATTAAGCTTGCTAGCTATATCAATAAAAGAAAGACCATTCATTCTAAGAACTAATATTTTTTTCTGAAGTTCTGTTAGAAATTGAAAACCTTCACTCATAATAGTTAAGTCTTCTTCTACAGAATCATTCTCAGTTTGATATTCATCACTTAAATATAAAAAGTCATCAGTCAAATCTTCTTTAATAGTTCTAGGACCAGTGGCTCTTCTATGTCTGTCAATACAATAGTTTTTAGCAACAGTACGTAACCAAGCTGAAAAACTACCATCTATAAACTTATCAATCTTTGTAGCAACAAGTGTCCATATTTCTTGATTGTAATCTTTAGCTAGTTGCACTTCTTTAGTAGATTCTCGTATAATAGAAAGCACAGTCTTCTTATACTTTTTGTAAAGTAATTCAAAAGCTTGTTGGTTTCCTTCTTTATATGCAAGAATTAATTCTAAATCAGATGTCATTTTGCTTTTTCAGATTGTGTCTTTTTATTATGGCAGTCACTACATAAACATTGTAGATTGTCTATTTCACAGAATAATCTCTCTACAAAGCCTGGAAGGTCATTAGCACACCTTAAAGTACCAGCAGGTATAATGTGATCTACATTGATTTTCTTATCAGGAAACCATTGTAAACACTCTGCACACTGATACTCAAACTTTTGTCTTTTAAGTGGACCTTTGTAAGCCCTTTTAACTTTTGCTTTAGCTTGGGATATAGGTTTCCACCATCTAGACTTTTGTCTTAGTGCTGATCTAATAAAACTCCAGAAGGCAGCGTCTGTCATAGTACCTGCATTCTTTGTTTTTGGTGCTGCACCTTTTCTAGGTTTAGCTATTTTCTTCTTCATTATTTAATTTTTTAGCTAAGATAGGAACTAATCTGTTCCTAACCTCCTTAGCTCCATAATCTTTTATACTATCCGATGGATCCTTACTCATAGGAAGCACCGTAATTTCTATAAATGGATACTTTTCCCTATACTTCTGCATAGCTTCTATACCTGCATCATCATAATCAAACATTACAATAATTTTAGAATACTTGTTTCTAAGATCTTCCATCACAGTTTGTTTAATCATAGTGTTTTCACTATCAGGTGCTATAACATCTACATCAAGTTTGAGAGACTTAATAGACATTACATCTTTAAGACTAGAAGTAATTACTAAGTGCTTACGATTTTGTAATTGTTCCCATCCTTGAACATAGCTTTCAGCTTTGATAAACTTTTTATCTAATGTCTTTGGTTGATAGATTTTATAAAGGGTACCATCTTCCTTGAAATAACCATAGAGATATAGTCCTTTTATACAAAGTTCATTATCATCCTTGGTCATGCAATAACTTTCTAGTGGTTTCACGTTGTGAGCCTCAAGTAGTTTAGATCCAATATTAAACTGTGTCCAGAAATATTGATCTTGTGTGGTCCAACTTCTAACTGTATGACTAGTCACCTTATACTTGGAAGCTTTTTGAAACTTTTCTATGTCATATCCTCCATTATTATGAAGAACAAAATCATTGTATGTTTCTACAATAAGCTGACAAGTTTTATGAAATGAAAGATGTGTCATTTCTTTTACAAAATGTATAGCATCACCTCCTTTACCAGTGGAGAAATCTTTAAACTTATAAACTTTACCATCAAAATATATACACATACTAGGTGTACGTTCACCAGGATTGAATATAGATTTAAACTTTACATCCTGTCCATTCAGTTTTTCTTTAAGTACACAGAAATGTTCAAATATCCAACTTGATGGAACATCTTTTACATCATGTACTAGATTCTTTGTATTAAACATATTCCAAAATTTTATGCAAAAATAAGGGGGAATGTAGAAACATCCCCCCGATAATTAAAAAAGAAAAAATACTACATATCAAAATCATCAACAGCTGGTTCAAAACCACTAACTGTTTTAGTTGTAATAGCTTTGTAATGATATTGGTTATTTTTATCAAACTTATCTATTCCTGTTACATCCATTGAGGCAAACTTATATCTTGGTAAAGATAATTTTACAATTGTTTTACCATTATATTCTTCTTCAGTGCCCTTTAAGAAGAAATAAAGATTGTGACCCTTAACAATCTCAGTCACTTTCTCAACCCATTCTTCAATGCTGTTTGCATTTACATTATCAGCATGATCTCTTAATCCAATTTCAGATGCAATGAATAATAATTTGTAAATGATTTCATTCTTAGCTGGGCTGTCTGAATCAAATTGATCAGAATAAATAGTGGCACTCACTCTAGAAGACTGACCTTTGAACTTTGGTCCTTCTGGATTATTCTTATCTATAGCCCAACCTTCAAAACCTTCCATTGCTGGACCTTCTAAGATTAATTCTAAAGATTTTTTACCACTCTTTGCAGTTCTAACTGATGAACTAAAGATGTGTGCTTTTACAACTCCTGGTTGTAACGATTTAGGAGTACTTCCTCCCGATTTGATTTCTTGTCCTTTTGTGTTAAACATACTGTTTTGTTTTTAAATAATGATTAATTCTCGTAGTCAATAATTGCTTGTCTTACATATTCAAGATCATTTACAATCTCAAAGGTAGGGAACATTCCTTTAGGACTTTTACATGTGTTCTCTCCGTTGTTTTGTGTTTCAAACACGTGACGGATAGCACCATCTTTGTCCTTTTTCACCTTACCAAATAATACAATAGAGAACAAGCCTTCCAATGTAAGCTTTTCATCTACCATTCTACCAATGGTTTTGGCTTTGTAACGTTTTTTTCCTTCTAAATCTGAAGATTCTTCTGCATGTGTCAAGAAATAGATTTGAAGATCATCTCTTAGATCCTTTGGCATTCTAGCTATACGTGCTAATCCTGCCCCGATCTGTGTGAACTTTTCATAACCTTTTTCATCAACTCTCTCAAAGAATTCAAATGAGCTCATGTATTGAAAATCATCAATAACTAACACCTTTATATCAGGTCTTTTGTCATTGACATATTTAATACAAGCTTCAATGTTAGGTACTGTGGACTTGTCATACATGTTACCAGTGGGGTTGTCTTTACTCCAGATGGTATACTTTTTCTTCCAACCTTTGAACGGTAAGGGCTTGTTAGCCACATTAATGATAAAGGTTTCTTTGGGGTCCAAGTTTTCTATACTTGTAGACTTCCCACTACCTGATTCGGCAATTACTAAAATACTCTGTGCCATGTTATGTTGAAGATTTGATTAAGTTGTTAAGCCAGCCTTTTAAACTAACTGGTTTACCTGATTGCATAGCATAGAAGTCTCTAATTGTCATCTCACTATACGGTGCATCTTCTTCCAAAGGTACTGAAATTTTATGGAATTTTGGTGTTTTTTCTTCTACTTTTTTTTCCATAATATCTATAGCAGCACCTTTGCTAATGGCTGCTGAGTAAGGATTTACCACTCTCAATTCTTCTAAAGGAACGTTGTATGAATTCTTAGGATTGAGTTCATACTCTTCTTCAAAACAAGCGTTTGGTGGTACTCTATAAACTTTTCTTTCTACATCAATAGGATCAAGATCACTACTGATTAGTTCAAAGAAAAAGCCTTTGTCTTTTCGGAATTCTGAACCAAAGATTCCAACAACTTCTCTGCCCTGTTTATCATAGAAGGCTTTCTTCATGTTGAAATCTAATGGACTAATTCCAAGGTCATTGATTAATCCCATATGAAAGTTACGGATAGCATCTAGCTTTTGTTTCTTCCATTCTTTTAAATCAAATGTCTGGTTTTCTGCCATGTTTGTTTGTTTTAATTGTTATTAAATATCATCTACATCTATATCAGAAATTGTAAGAGTAGCTGATGGTGGTGCTGTTGCTCTTTGAGATAGTCTTGTGTACCCTGAACCGGAAGTCTTACTACCACTACTTGTGGCCTGAGGTTCAGAAACTTCTATCATTCTTTGTCTATTAAACTCTGCTTTCATAAAAAGAATAGGATGGGTGTCTCCACCATTTCTTACTTTAAGGAGATGAACAAATATATCATCACTTTTTACAAGATATGCTTTGTCCCCGTACAAGGGAATATTTAGGGTGAATGGTCTACTAAGAGCAATCACCATGTCTGAACCCTGCATCAAAGCATCACCACCAAATATATCTGTACTAGTTGGATAGTTTGCAATTTTACCGGGTTCCTTTCTTGTATAATCTTCCATCCCCCGGTTTAACTGGGTGATCATTATAATTATAATAGGATACTGGTTCTTGAGTTGCATCAACATCTCAACAGTGTTATACAAGGTTGTAATCTTTTCTTTCTCATCAGGCATTCTTTTGATAAGCCAACTATGATCTATAGTTACCACCATAGGTTTACCTCCCATAGCAACATAATAATGTTCAATAGCTTTTCTTATACCATCATGGGTGAGAGGTTCTGTTATTACTTCTCTACTTATACCCACTGCTTCAAAAGCTTCAGTTTCTTTTACATGTTGTTCCATCATTGCATAAGAATAATCATCTAGCTGTTTATCTGTAGAAAGAACTATATTATAATCTAAAGCTGTCTCAGCAGCAAATGCTCTAGCTGCAGATTGTTTACCTCCCATCTCAAACTGAAAGTCTAGAATATTAAAATCTTGAGAGGGATTATTCTTATGGGCCTCCCTAAGAATCTGATTTACAACTAAAGTTTTACCAGAACCTGGTCTGGCTCCTATAGTTAGCATAGATCCCCATTCTAGTCCTCCTACACCTGATTTATTTATTCCAAGCCATGGAGTTTTGAAAGACTTTATTCTTCCCTTTCTTCTGTCGTCTATATATTTTAATCCTTCTTTAAGTATTTCTGAATACTTTCTAGCCCCAAAAGGCTTTTTTATAGGGTCCATAAACCAAGTTTTTTAGTTAATAGTGTACTTAATTTTAACATTACCAAAAGTAGTATTTCTATAATCATATACTTATAAAAGTATACATCTACAATTAAGTTGTTGATAATCAACCAACTAATTAGAGAAAAGAACATGCTAATTATAAATCTGTGTATTAATTTTTCGTATTTTGTCATATTAATGGTTTTTTAAATCAGGATTATCAAGTAATTCCTGACAATAGTCAGCTAGTATAGATGTTACTTCTTTAGTATATCTATCTGTTTTGCTTATAAAATAACTGCTTGTTACAGCAAATTGGTAGTCTGCTAGTTCTTTTACATGAAGATAATAATGTGTAGCATCATGTACAAGTTCCCAGGTATATTCTGGATAGGTTTGAAAGAACCAGATGAACTTCTTCTTTAAATCTTCTGGATTTTGTCTA